TTTTTCCTGCCTTGCCATTTTCTTCATGGCTTTACCAATTTCTTCTTCAGTCATTATTTTCCTCCGCTATTTGCCTAAAAACAGACGCAAGCCGTCTTAGCTCTGCATCCATGCCTTTCTCAATAAACCCTGTAAATAAAGGTCTGCGATCTTTCGCATTTACAGCTTCACAAGCTTTCAATGCAAAAGTCTTATTCTTTCTACTAAACTCAAAAGTTATATGGCCCACCTGTATACAGTCTCTGTCTGCATCTGGGTGACGCCTGTTAGCCTTTAATGTGTGCGTACTCATATATTTACGCCCTCTGCTTGCAGCTTACCAACAAGAATTTTCATAGCATCTTTGGCATCTCTATATTGCTGCTTAACCTTTGGCTCTGCATTAACTGATAGCGCCATTGGCTCCAGTCTTTGTATTTCCCTCTTTAAGCTGTCTCTCAGATTCCTGTCTTCTGGCTTCAGTTCCATTGTTACACCCTTCGCAAAGTTTTTTATGTTTAGTGATGTATCCAATGCTAGGTAAAAAAATAACTGGATGCACCACTTCTACCTCAATGTAGCCTTTATTATTGCACTGTGTGCAAAGCTTTCTCATCTTCATCTCCATAACCCAAAACGTATTTTTTATATATATCCATAGCTATTCTTCTGTCGCACCAAGCGAGTTTCGAAACTTTATCTTGCTTGCCGTCCACAGTAAGGGAGAGTTTAGCAATTTTACCCTTCATGTGAAGCCCAGTAAGTTTGCTAGTTATATCTTTATTAGAACCAATAGCATCATATTTTCTTTCAACTTGCTCCATTACTTCAAAGCTAGTAAAAAATTCTTGTTCTGACTGAAGAACTGCTAAAATAGCTTCATCCCAATCAATAACATTAACATTTTTTTGAGGAGCAAGCTCACCAAGGCCAGCCAAGCCCTTAACTGAAAATTGATCCATTAAATGGATAAACGGACTGCTTTTATCATAAATAACCTTAGCCTTATACTCGCTATGAAGCTTACCTGAACCCTCAAGTCTTTGGATTTCTTCTTTTGGAGTATGTATAACCTCAATAAAGCAAGTAGCGTTCAGTTTTAAATTAAATTGATCTACCATAGACTTTGGAATAAAAACCTCATCGAGCGTTTTCATACATCTCCCTAATCCATGCCCTGATCTAATAATGCGTATAATTGCTACCTGTCTAATATCTAACTTCTGTTTCATTTGTTTAACCTTTCATTATATTATTGCACGGACTTGACATATAAGGTAATATTCCCTAAATGCAATAGTGTCAATTTTTTTAAAGAGGTTACGATGACAGATAAGCAAAAAACAGTGCAGCAATGCATGAGGATGAGGGAAAGTATGGTTGAGAAATTGGACTTTCTTAGCAATGTAACTCGCATTCCTAAAAGTGTATTGGTTGAGCAGTATATGCTCTACGGAAACTTAGAGGAGGATTTAGTTAAATATAACTTTTCTAAGGCAAGGGAACCTGTCGGACATAATAAGTGATATGGTTAATGGCAGGCAAAAAGGAGCTAGTTTTGAGCGCACTATATGTAACGCTTTGCAGGACGATCTAAATGTAAAGGCGGCAAAGAGGGATCTAGAACAGTATAGATCTGCGGATAGGGGCGATATACTTATAGACGATGACAGCTTCCCTTATACTATAGAATGTAAAAGGTATAAGAAGGGTAGCTGGTCGCAAAGCTGGTGGGATCAGGTTGATAAGGCGGCTAAGGTTGCTAATAAAGAACCTGTCTTAGTGTACAAGTTTGATAGACAACCAATTAGAGTTGTAATGAGGCTTGAGCATTTGATGAGGGATAACACAGAGCAAGGTTTAAAGGTTGAACTTAATTGGGAAGCTTTTTGCTACGTTGCTAGAGAGAATTGGAATAGTTAGAAAGGCTACAAAATGAAATTTAAGCGTAATTTAACCAATGAGCAGTATCACGACAGTGACACTTATCCTCACTTTAGTTCATCAGATATAAAAGAGGTTGTTAAAAACTCAGCCTTACACTGGGCGCTAAAACAAGATGAGCCTCGCAAAGAGCCAACTGAAGCTATGCTATTAGGTAGCGCAGTTCATGGATTTATTTTGGAGCCAGAGAAGAATGAATTTATGCGCGGCTTGCCAAATAAACTGCAAAGAAAAGCTTGGGCTGAAATGGAAGATCAGGCGGCTAAGGATGGTAAAATTTTGCTAAAAGAGGGAACTTACGATCATGCTAAAAAATTGGCTGAAGTTTCTTTAATTACTAACACTGATTTACTGAGCTTTATAAAGCATAAAAATTTTCTTCCAGAGGTTAGTGTGTTTGGAGAATGCGAAAACACTGGCTTATCTATTAAATGCAGACCTGACGGTATGCTGTTAGATGAAAAGAATAAAAAGGCGACATTGATGGATATTAAAACCACACTCAATGTCAGCCCTTATGGTTTTTCAAAAGAGATAAAAAACTGGAATTATGGCGTTCAGGCTGTGTTCTATATGATGTGCTGCAAATCAATAGGTTTGACAGTAGATAGGTTTATCTTTTTTGCGGTGTGTAAGGATACAGGTATCTGTACAAAGCACACACTAAGCGAATTGTATTTGAAATATGCTGAAAAGCAGATGTTCAAAGCAATGGCTGAATTACTTGATGCTCAAGTATCAGGTAAATTTAGCACTGGCTGGCCCGATGAAAACGTTATTCATTTGCCCAGCTATCTTGAAGATGAAGTAATGGATGAAATGTAGAAAGGTTAACATGATACATAAACTAAAAAACGTAAAAGCTAGATACCCGAAAATGAACCAGCCTTACATTTGGAGTGATCCAGATAATAGGTATATCGGTTGCGATGCTACAATGGATAATGCTGCTTTTTATTGTGACGCATTTATCTCAAACGAAGCTTATCAAGATTTGCAGAAGCTATGTGAGCAAGTCTGGAGAGAGTTTTGTGAAAAGCGTCAGCAAGAAAACAAGCCTATTAAAGACCCTAAGAAATTTAGGTTACCTTTAGATGAGGATAATGAGGGCAGAGGTTATTGCAAAATGAAGCTGCCAACATATGGCGATGAAAAAACTGTCGTTAAGCAATGGGATAGCGCAGCCGAAAGGTTAGCGAAAGACTTTGCTCTAACAACTAACAGTGATATGCATTGTCAGTTCATCATCAAAGGCTATAAGAACGGCTCACAGCAGGGTATTACTCTAAAGCTAACTGATGTTCAGGTATTGCAGTTAGCTGCCCCTATGGAGCGTCCGTCACCCTTTCAGGCTGAAGAGGGCGGCTTTAAGGCTAGTGACGCACCTGATGGGCATCAGCCTAAAACTGATGACGATGAGGAAACTGAGCTTGCGCCCGATAAGGGCGAAGATAAGAAGTCTGATGATTCGGAATTCTTTGACGATCAAATCCCATTCTAAGCAAAAAAATAGCCCCACTGTTAAAGTGGGGCTTATAAGTTAAAACCTACAGAAAGGCTAATAAAAGTAGGTCTAGCAGTTATGTAAATATCCATGCGGAGTATTCGAGTAAAATGGTACAATATATAGATAATAATAACAAGTCATATACAGCATATTGGTCAGAGTATGCTGAAGGTATAATCCAGTCTTTAGATTTAAAAAAAGTAAGCCCAAAAGAATATCATGGGGCTTGCCCATGTTGTGGCGGTAAGGATAGATTCTGGATTAGCGACTTTCATGGTGAGGTTCGTGTAAATTGTCGAAAATGCGAAGATTTTTCAGGCATAACTAAAGTTTTAAGGGATCAGGGATTGTTACCTAAGTTCGAGCCGCAAAAAAGAGAAGATTTTTCACAAGTGCCTAAATTTCAAGTTGAGGATATTCACCCCTACTTGTCTTTAAAAAGAATTAAGCAACATGGCGCTAAAATTGATAATGGTAAATTAAAAATACCAGTTATTAATAAAGATGGTGACATAAAAGGTTACCAGTACATCGATGGGCAGGGTCAAAAGAAGTTTAACACTGGTTTGCAATATAAAGGCTGTTTTCACGTTGTTGGTGGCGTGATTAAGGATAAAGCCTACATTGCTGAGGGCTTTGCAACTGCTGCATCAATATATGAGGCAACATCAGTGCCGTGCGTTCATGCTTTAAATGCTGGTAATGTTGTAAATGTTGTCAGTGAGCTAAAATCGGTAAAACCAGAAACAGAATTTACCATAGCTGGAGATAATGATGAGGCTGGTTTAAAAGCTTGTAACAAAGCTAAAGAGGAACATGGCGTTGATTTTGTCGTTCCTAAAAGTGAAGGTTTAGATTGGAACGATGTTTGGGTTGCTAGAGGGAAAGATTTTTTAATCAAAGCCTTACGACCACAAAGCATTTTAGATGAGGTTATATTTCCAAATCAGGCCGTAACTCAAACATCATTAAATTACATTGTTAAAGGCTGGTTAAGCGAAAACAGCATGAGCATTGTTTATGGTGCTAGTAATGTGGGTAAAAGCTTCTTTTGTATGGATATGGCTTATCACATTGCTGCAAAACAAAGCTGGATGGGTAACAAGGTTAGAG